AGGTTTAGACAACGGCAAAAAGATTAACAACATTTATGCAGATACTCCTAACTATAAAAAGTCTGTAGACACTGCAACCTATTACGGAAACTGGCTACGTCAGACACAGACCGTAATAAAAGAGAATAAAAAAATTCAATATTTTCGAGTAATATCGCTAGATAACTACTGTCCTGATGAACTAAATAATTTTGAAAATTTAAAAACAATTACTGTTGATCAGTTTCAAAAACAGTTTGATATTGTGCCAAGACCTCAAAATTAACAGTTTTGAGGCCATTTCTGTATAGTTTTTTCCCTTTTTGTTAAATACAATCGACAGCCTTACATGGTATAACATTTATAGGAGAAAAATATGGCAGATCGTAATAAGTTTGAAGAAATGCTTGAGCGTCTTATCAACGAAGATAGAGAAGGCGCAGAAGAGTTATTTCACGAGATAGTAGTAGAAAAGTCAAGAGACATCTATGAGTCACTTCTTGAAGATGACGAAGAAGTAGAAGAGTCAGATGACGAAGAAGTAGAAGAGTCAGATGAAGAAGAAGTAGAAGAGTCAGATGAAGAAGAACTAGACGAGTACTTTGATTTAGACGAGTTTGAAGTTGAAGCAGGTGACCCAACAGATGACATGATGGGCGACTTAGATATGGGCGCTGGCGACGAAGAAGGTGAAATGGACATGGATATGGACATGGACATGGATGCTAGCGGTGAAGAAGACGGCGAAGAACTAGAAGATCGCGTAGATGACATCGAAGATGCTCTTGATGATTTAAAATCTGAGTTTGAAAAAATGCTAGGCGACGAAGGTGAAGAAGACGACGACATGGACATGGATATGGACATGGGCGACGAAGAAGGTGAAGAAGACGAAGAAGGTGAAGAAGACGACGATAGCGAAGAAAAAGAGTCTTTTTACTATGAGTCTGAAGAGGAAGAAGTAGAAGAGTCAGAAGACGAAGATGTAGACGAAGGCTCTTATAAAAAGAAGAAAAAGAAATCATCAAGTGAAGAAATGCGTGAATATGTAGAAAAAGTACAAGGCGGCGATCTAGGTTCAAAAATCGGCGGCGACAATGGTGCTAATGCAAAAAGCACAGTAGCAAAGCCGAACAATATGGGCGGAACTAGCCAAAACATTTTAAGAGCAGACACCGAAGAAAGTGGCGAAGCAAACAAAGGTCCACTAAAAGGTTCAGCACTTAACGATCAATCACCAAAGGACATGAATACTAAAAATGTAAATGTTCCGGGTGGTAAAGCTGGTAAGACTGGATTTAAAAAGTCAGAGCCAGGACACGGCGCTGAAAAGAAAGGCAAGCCGGAAACTGCCGACAAAGGCGCAGGTAGCACACTTAACAAGGTAAGCACTCGCGCAAAATAAGGCAAGGTTGAGGATATTTGTATGAAAAACTTACGAGAGAACTTGACATTCGACCAAGCGCAGATTGTACTTGAGAATGCCAATGAAGGGAAAGACCTGTTTATGAAAGGTATTTGTATTCAGGGCGGAGTACGCAACGCTAATCAGCGTGTTTATCCTGTAAATGAAATTGGTAGGGCTGTCAAAACTCTCAATGATCAAATAAGCGGAGGTTATTCAGTTCTCGGCGAAGTTGATCATCCAGAAGGTCTCAACATAAACTTGGACCGTGTAAGTCATATGATCACAGAAATGTGGATGGATGGCCCGAACGGTTACGGGAAAATGAAAATACTACCAACTCCGATGGGACAGCTAGTTAAAACCATGCTTGAAGCAGGTGTAAAACTAGGTGTTTCATCGAGAGGTAGCGGAAACGTTAGAGAAGACGGTTCCGGAGAAGTATCAGACTTTGAAATAATCACTGTGGACGCTGTGGCTCAGCCCAGCGCCCCTGGTGCATACCCAACACCAATCTACGAACACCTAATGAATAATCGTGGAGGGTATAAGGCAATGGAATTAGCAGAGGCAACTAGAGAAGACCAAAAGGCACAAAAATATTTAAAAGAGAGCTTATTAAAAATAATAAGCGGGCTCCGTTGAACAAGGAGAACAACATGTTGGACGCACTTAAATCACTCTTTGAGAGTAATGCACTTTCAGAAGAAGTTAAAGCAGAACTTCAAGAAGCTTGGGAACAAAAGGTTAAAGAAAACCGTCAAGCTGCTACTGCTGAACTTCGCGAAGAGTTTGCAAAAAAGTACGAGCACGACAAGCAGACAATGGTTGAATCAATTGATCAACTGCTTGAAGAGCGTCTAGCTGAAGAAATTGCAGAATTTGCAGAAGATCGTAAACAACTTGCAGAAGCAAAAGCAAAATATGCTGTTGCTATGCGTGAAAATGCAGATCTTCTAAAAGAGTTTGTAGTAGATCAGCTAAGAAAAGAAGTACTTGAACTTCGTGAAGACAAGAAAGCAATGCAGTCAAAGTATGCCAAACTTGAAGAGTTTGTTGTAGAAGCACTTTCATCTGAAATCGCAGAGTTCTACGAAGATAAAAAAGATTTAGCTGAAACTAAAGTAAGATTAGTTCGTGAAGCTAAAACACACTTCAATAAGGTTAAAAAGACCTTTATTGAAAGAAGTGCTGGTGTAATATCAGAAACTGTTGACAAAGCTCTACGCAGCGAAATCACACAGCTAAAAGAAGATATTGACGAAGCACGAAACAACGACTTCGGTCGTAAACTGTTTGAAGCATTTGCATCAGAATATTCAAACAGCTATCTAAACGAAAAGAGCGAAACATCTAAGCTATTAAAAGTATTAAATGTAAAAGACAAGCAACTTGCAGAAGCAAAAGTAGCTGCTCAAAAAGCAATCAAGCTTGCTGAACAGCAACAGCTAAACAACAAGAAACTTGTTGAAACAGCTCGTCGTGAAAAGATTATGAATGATCTAGTTGATCCTCTATCAAAGGATCAACGTGAAATAATGACAGACTTACTGGAAAGTGTACAGACAGATAGACTACAAAAGTCTTTCGAAAAGTACTTACCTTCAGTTATTGATGGCAACACTCCAGCAAAGCGCAAGGCAGTATTATCAGAGGCAAAAGAAGTAACAGGCAATAGAGACCAAAAACAAAAAATGACACAAACAACACAAGCAGACGATTCAAATGTACTCGACCTAAGACGTCTTGCTGGATTAAATTAAGGAGATAATGATGTCAGAACTATTAGAAAGCCGCTGGCAGGACACAAAATCAGCTCTTCTTGAAGGCCTAGACGGCAACAAGAAAAGCGTAATGGCAGCAACACTTGAGAATACTCGAAAGTATCTGTCAGAAAGCGCAACAGCTGGTGCTACTTCTGCTGGAAATATCGCAACACTAAACAGAGTTATCCTACCTGTTATTAGACGTGTTATGCCAACTGTTATTGCAAACGAACTAGTTGGTGTTCAGCCAATGACTGGCCCAGTTGCACAGATTCACACTCTACGTGTTCGTTATGCTGATGGCAACAACGGCGCAACAGCAGGTGAAGAAGCACTAAGCCCATTCAAGATTGCCGAAAACTATTCAGGTAATCCAAGCTCGAATGATGCACCTAGTCCAACAGCAGCTATGGAAGGCGTTGCTGGAAACAGAATGTCAATCCAAATCTTGAAGCAAACTGTTGAAGCGAAGTCAAGAAAGCTATCAGCACGTTGGACTTTTGAAGCAGCACAAGATGCTCAAGCAATGCATGGTATTGACGTTGAAGCAGAAATCATGGCTGCTCTAGCACAAGAAATCACTGCAGAAATCGATCAAGAAGTTCTAGCTTCACTTGCAGCACTAGCAGGTGATGCAACTGAAACATACGATCAGGCAGCAGTTTCAGGTACAGCTACTTTTGTCGGTGACGAGCACGCAGCACTTGCTGTTCAAATCAACAGAGTATCAAACCTAATCGCTCAGCGTACACGTCGTGGCGCTGGTAACTGGGCAGTTGTTAGCCCATTTGCGCTAACTGTTCTTCAGTCAGCAACTACAAGTGCATTTGCACGTACTACTGAAGGTACATTTGAAGCACCAACTAACACTAAGATGGTTGGTACTCTAAACAACGCTATGAAGGTTTATGTAAACACTTATAGCAGCGACGATGCACCAGTACTTATTGGTTATAAGGGTACTTCAGAGTCAGACGCAGCAGCGTTCTATTGCCCATATATCCCACTAATGAGCTCAGGTGTTGTACTAGATCCGTCAACATTCGAACCAGTAGTTAGCTTTATGACTCGCTACGGTTATGTTGAGTTAACAAACACTGCGTCATCGCTAGGTAACGCAGCTGACTATCTAGGTAAAGTAGACATTACTAACGGTAATGTAAGCTTCTCGTAAGATAGTTTAATGATTAAACAAAATAGGCCCTTCGGGGCCTATTTTTTTGGTTGACAAGTCTGTATAAGATGTTAATGTGTTAACAAGTTAGGCACACGGGAGATACAGGCAATGAAACTTACACTTCGCAAGGCAAACGCAATCCAAAGCAACATTAACGAGATGATTAAAGGTCTCGACTTACCTACACAAGTAGATCTTAATGAGTTTGAAGATGTACGAGAACAGATTCAAGCTGTTCGTGATCGTTTTTGGACACACGCTGCAACTCGCAACAAACTAGTAATGGCCCTGTACGAGATTC